ATGAGAGAGATTATAAACAATGGAAAAAATCAAAGGGGATTTTATAATGAATAAAGATGTAAAAGATATAATTGAAAAAATTAGAAAATTACAAATGAGAACAACTACTAATGGTTGTTCTCAAAATGAAGCTATGATTTCTGCACAAAAAATTTCTGATTTAATGCAAACTTACAGAATTAAAGAAGATCAAATTAATTTTGATGTAGATCAAATAAAAAGATTGTATTATGAATTTTCAAATTCTTTTGGCAGAAGTTATCATCCAGTTGTTTATGCATATGAAGGAATTGAAGATATTTGTGGTGTAAAATTGTATTGCACATCTGAAACTAAACTTTTTGATAAGTATAATACAAAAAAAATATATAAATTAGCGATTAATGGATTTGATGCGGATGTTGAGCAGGCAAAATATCTTGTCTATGTTATACAAAAAGCAATAGATACCGAAATTGTTGATTTTAAAAATGGTAACATTTACAAAAAATCTAATAGAAAAGTGTCTTTAGTTAATGGTTTTGCACATTCTATGGCAGTTAGAATTGGTGAGAGATTAAAAGAAATGGCAAAAGATAATGCTTGGAAAACTTATCAAGAAAAGAAAAAGCAAAATCTTGAAACTGGAAAAGACTTAGTTGTTGTAAAAAATCAATTAATTAGAGATTGGTTAAAAAACAAAGGAGTTGTTTTAAGAAAATCATCATCAAGTCATTCTAATATGTCTGCTAGTGGATTAGGTAGAAGTGCAGGAAATAATGTATCTTTGAACAAAGGTGTTCATGGGTCAAGTAATCAACAATATATAGGTAATTAACTTAAATACTTAATATCTTTTATAACTCCACGAGGAATGACTTGTGATCTACCAAACAAGTCGTCCTCGTTATTTGTATCTTTATCAGCTAATATAACTATAAATTCGTTTGTTTCTTTATAAAGCCAACCCAAAGAATCAACACTACAAACTTCTGATTTATCTAAATCTTCTTTTGTAATCCAGCCACCAACTGAATTTTCGTTAGTGTCCAACCACGTTACTAATACTATTTTCATATAATTTTCTGTATTGTTTTCTTTTGTTTACTGTGCTGTCATAGTAATTTTTTGGCCAATTATTATAATATTTTGTTTGTTGCAGTTTTAAACTAGCATCTTCTAATTCTTTATATGATTGTATTAAAATCATAAAAAAATGATTGTCGCAATCCCATTCTGTATCTTGTAAAAAATTAATTTCTTCTTCGTTATCTTCTGGATGTGAATTCATTAAATATACATTTGTTGGAACGTATAGATAATTTAATGTATCAACATAATCTGATAATTCTTTAGACTTTACAGAAAAATTATTACTAGCAATAACGCATATTTTATTATTTAACTTGTTAAAATTATTACACTCAGCAATAACAGTATCAAGTAATGTTTTTTTGTTATGATCTTCAACTATTCTTATTTTATTATCTAGTCGTGTTTTTTTAGCAAAAGGACATACAGAATAATTATTTAGATGTTTATTTGGGAGTTCAAGAAAGTCTTTTGACCAAGAAAGTATATCTTCTTTAATACTTTTCACTTTTTCTTTTTTTTCTTTTTCTTGCTTAATTTTTTAAAATCTGCGGCAGTTATTTTGCCAAAAGGTTTAGCAACATCTATTTTTTTTTGTTTATTACTTAATTTTCTAGGCATTATTTTTTCTTCTTTTTTTTCATTTGCTGTGAAATATACATATTTTTAACAAGACTTGTTTTCTTGCCAAACTTTTTATCAGCTTTTGCTTTTGCAGAAGCATAACCTTTTTTACCTTTTATTTTTTTATTCTTACCTTTGTATTCTCTTTCCCAAACGGGTTTCTTATTTTTTTTTACCATTTTGTTCTATTACTCCAATAGGCAGCTGACATTTTGCCTTTCTTAATATTTTTGCTGTGTCTTGCTTTGAACGACTTAGCTCGTTTTGTCATTTTTTTGTCACCAGAAACACCTTGTTGGCCAAATCGGATAGTTTTTATTTTACTACCTTCTTTGGCAACAACAATGTGTGATTTCTTTGGATGATTTGGAGTACGTTTTGGTTTATTATAACCACTTACTCCTGCTCTTTTTAGTCTAGAGTCTGACATTTATTAAATTGCGCCAATAATAACTAATACGATTACGACAACTATTCCTGCCTTAATCCAATCTTTCATTGACCAACTAGACCACTCTTTCATGTGATCCCATAAATCATGTAATAATCTCATATTACCTCCTATTTTTTAAAAAATTTAGATGCACCTTTGATGCCAAATGATGCTGATACAATTACGCCTAAAGTATATTTGTACCAATCAGGTGTTTTGGATAATGCTTCAAATCCTCTTTCAACATATTCTACTGTAAATGGCAGGAAGCACAGCAAAAGCGGAATGCTAAAAATAATTGTAAGATATTCATCTTTCCACGATCCTTCTGTATTTTTTATTGCTTCAATATCCCAATCTTGCTCGCCCTTAATTTGTTGTTGCATAAGTTCAGTTTTAGCTTTTATCTCAGTAACTTTTTGCTCTGCTTTAGCTTTCTTAGTATCTACAAAACCTTTTACGCTTGTTGATACAATATCTACAACTGGTCCTAGTAACAAATTTAACATTTACACTCCTATATTTTTCATGTGATTACTTAATTGTTTGGCACGATTGGTTGTCTGTTTATACCATTTGGAATCAATCATTTCGTAACTTGCGCCTACATAGTTAAGCTCAGATAAACATTTCCACATATTACGAAAATTGGATACTCCTGTTGGTCCAAGCTGAAATACCATTTCTATAATTATGCCTTTAGCTTCTTCGTGCAAATCTACACAGCCATTTACGTTAAATAATCTTTCAGCGCCATTAACTGCTTTGTCAAAATCTTTTAAAAAAGTTTCTTCTAATTCTTCTTTTGTGTATTCTTTTTCTTCAACAAAATTATCTTCATCTACTACTTTATGACCATAACCAATTGTGGCAAATCCCAATGTATCTTTGTATATTTTTGGAACAAAGCCTTCGTGTAATTTTATTCTATCTTTTACTTTTTCGTACATTCTATTAATTTCTCCAAATACCATTTTGCTTTTTTTAAATCTTCCAAACCATTTTTTGCTTTGTGTCTGCAAACGTATTTAATGATGTTGCCTTCTAAAAAATTCATTTCATATTCAATTATGAAATCAGTAACTTGTATTTTTTTTTTGTAATATGATGGGTTAATATTATCTTTTACAACTTTCCTGACCATCTTCCTCCTCGTTCTAATGTCATTGGAACTAACTGAGGAACACCATCTATAATAACGGCACAACCTAAAACTGGTCTTTTTATATTTACTCTAGAATATGCAAAAGCTAACGAGTCTTTATCAATGAGACATCCAATTGTCATACTCCAACGTAAAGCTTCGGGACTAGAAAAATATTTTAATTCAAATTTAGAATGATAATGGCTTTGTATATAACCCTCATAATTAAGTGCTTGTGCTGATTTTAAACAATCAGCGTTCATGCTATGAGTAAAATAATATTTACCATGTTTATCTTTAACAACTAAACTATCATGCCATTTCCAATTGTTTTTATTAACTTCAAGTATTTCTGCATAGTCTTTAAATACTTGTTTTGGAAACCCATGAAATTTACGTTTTCTGTAAACCATGGATCCATGATTAGAGTTTAACAATTCTAGTTTAGGAAAAATTTTTTCTAACTTTTTTATATGTACCTTGGCTAATTCTAATTCTTTTGTGCTGTTTGGTAA